TACGGCAGCGCACTGGGGGATTTCCGCAACTGGAACACCTTCGCCGGGCTGTCCACCGACAGCTACGCCGCCAACCGGGGCAGCGACGGCGTGTTCACCGGGGCGGCGGCCTATCTGGGCACGGTGCTGTTTTTCAAGGAGAACAGCATGGAGCGGCTGTACATCAGCGCCTCCGGCGCGCACCAGATCACGTCGCTGCAATGCCCCGGCGTGAGGCAGGGCAGTGGACGCTCTCTGGCGGTGGTGGACAGCGTGCTGTATTTTCACGGCGCTGGCGGCGTATACGCCTTTGACGGCAGCATGCCCCAGCTGGTATCCGCCGCCTTCGGCGACGAGCGGTATGAAAGCGCCGTAGGCGGGGCGGCAGAGGGTCACTACTGGCTGTCGGCGCGGCGAAACGGTGCGGATCACCTATTTGTCTACGATACCGCCCGGAAGCTGTGGTTCCGGCAGGATGGGCTGCGGGTGAAGCAGTTCGCCCTGTCCGGCGGCGTGCTGTACGGCCTGACGGCGGACGGCGTGACGGCGCTGCACGGCGGCAGCGAGTCGGACGAGACGGACATCGACTGGTACGCCGAGACCGGCGATTTGGGACTGGACACGCCGGAGCAGAAGTATTTGCAGCGCGTCGAGCTGCGGCTGCTGCCGGAGTACGGCGCGTGGGTGAAAGCCTACGTCAGCTATGACGAGGGGCGGCACTGGCAATACGCCGGAGAGCTGAAGGGAGAGCAGCGTCTGCGGGCGGGATTGCTGGCGGTACGGCCGGTGCGGTGTCCCCAGCTGCGGCTGCGGCTGGAGGGGCACGGCAACTGCCGGATCTACAGCGTCAGCGCCGTGTATGAGAAAGGAAGTGACCTGCCATGAGCGAGCTTCTCATGCCGCCCTATCCCAACGGGTCGGTGCAGCAGCAGCTGACCCAGCAGTACTCCTACCTGTTCCAGATGGCCCAGCAACTGAACATGGCGCTGTCGGCGCTGGAGGGCGGCGCGGTCAGCACCGCCGGGAACAGCGGCCAGCAGCGAAAGAGCGGCGGCGCGGCGGCCGCCGCCGGGAAAGCGGCGCTGGAGAACGCGGAGCAGTTCCAGAACCTGCGGGCCATGATCGTCAAGACCGCCAAGCAGGTGTCCCGGCACATGGAGCAGCTGGAGACACGGCTCAGTGAGGAGTACGTGGCCTCCTCCCAGTTCGGCACCTACGTGCAGCGGCTCAGCGCCTATCTGGAGGCCAACCCGGAGGCACTAACCCAGTACTACAGCTTTTGCAGCGATCTGGCCGCCAACGTGGCGGCGGTGGA